CAGGAACTCCGGCAACTGGTTCTGTTGGAGTAACTGTATCAAACATTGTGATAGGTCTAACGGGAACTCAGGCAACTGGTTTTGTTGGAACCGAAACATTAGATAAGATAACATCAGCCTTTGGCAATCAAGCCTCTGGTTCTGTTGGAACATCCGTATCTAGTAGAACAATAGGTCTTTCTGGCAATCAAACCATAGGTTCTGTTGGGAATCTTGAGAACTCAGTTGTTGCCTTCTTGGCATCAAGATATTTTGATGGTGACTATGTTGATCCAGCATATGTACAGGATGACCTGTTGGCAACTGGTTCTGTTGGAACATCAGATTTATTGTTGGCAAATGATATAACAGGAACTTCGGCAACTGGTTCTGTTGGAACCCCTGTATCAACAATTGCGATAGGTCTATCTGGCAATCAGGCAACTGGTTTTGTTGGAACCGAAACATTAGATAAGGCAACAGCAGCCCTTGGCAATCAGGCAACTGGTTCTGTTGGAACATCCGTATCAAACATTGCGATAGGTCTATCTGGCAATCAAACCATAGGTTCTGTTGGGAATCTTGAGAACTCAGTTGTTGCCTTCTTGGCATCAAGATATTTTGATAGCGACTACACAGACCCAACCTATGTACAGGATGACCTGTTGGCAACGGGCTATGTTGGAGTGGCAGAACCGACCAAAACTGAAACTCTCGCAGGTATATCAAGTGTTGGTTCTGTTGGGGTAGCTGTATCTAGTATAACAATAGGTCTAACTGGCAATCAGGCAACTGGTTCTGTTGGAACCCTCAAAGCAAACAGCACAAAAGGTCTAACAGGCAACCAATCGTCGGGTTCTGTTGGAACATCTACATCTAGTAGAACAATAGGTCTTTCTGGCAATCAAGCAACAGGTTTTGTTGGAACTGAAGTCTTCAATAAGATAACAGCAGCCCTTGGCAATCAGGCAACTGGTTCTGTTGGGGTAGCTGTATCTAGTATAACAATAGGTCTGGTTGGGAATCAAGCCTCGGGTTCTGTGGGTGGAGGAACAGAAACCTTATTGGTCACAGGTGTATCAAGTGTTGGTTCTGTTGGAACATCTACATCTAGTAGAACAATAGGTCTGGTTGGGAATCAAGCCTCGGGTTCTGTTGGGACTGAAGTCTTCAATAAGATAACAGCAGCCCTTGGCAATCAGGCAACTGGTTCTATTGGAACATCTGTATCTAGTATAACAATAGGTCTGGTTGGGAATCAAGCCTCGGGTTCTGTTGGGACTGAGCCAACCACACAACTAAAAGGTCTATCCGGTAATCAGGCAACTGGTTCTCTTGGAACTCTTGTTTCAAACGTATCATTAGGCTTGCTTGGAAATCAAGCAGCAGGTTCTGTTGGGACCAAAGTCTTCAATAAGATAGCAGAACCAATAGGAAATCAAGCAACTGGTTCTATTGGAACATCTGTATCTAGTAGAATACTAGGTCTACTTGGTAACTTGGGTGTTGGATTTGTTGATACACCTGCCCCGATCACAGAAAAAGGTCTGACAACAAATCGAGCAAAGGGTTATGTTCGGTCTACTAAACCGAACATAACATTAGAGTTGGTTGGAAATCAGGCAGCAGGTTCTGTTGGGGTTGAGCCAAACATTCTCTCAAAGGGTATATCAGGAAACCGTGTAAAAGTTTCTATCGGTCGGGTAAAACCAAATATCACACACAATCTACTTGGTATCGATATTGTTGGTTCTGTAGAGACTATCATATCTAACATATCAAAAGGTCTAACAGGCAATCAGGAAACTGGTTCTGTTGGAACTGTTTCTGGGAGAACCACAACAAAAGGCTTGATCGGGGCGGCAAGTGTTGGGTTGGCTGGAACCTTAAATGTAAAAATATCAAAAGGTCTAACAGGCAATCAGGCAACTGGTTCTGTTAATACTGTTTCTGGGAAAAACATAACATTAAGATTATCTGGAGCATCTAGCATTGGATTGGCTGGAACCCTCAACCCTAGAATATCAAAAGGTGTATCAGGAACTCAGGCAAAAGGCTCTGTTAGAAGTCCCAAACCTAGAATATCGAAAGGTCTTATAGGAACTCAGGAAACTGGTTCAGTTGGAACCCTCAAAGCAAACATCATAAAAGGTCTAACGGGAACTCAGGCAAAAGGCTCTGTTAGAAGTCCCAAACCTAGAATATCGAAAGGTCTTATAGGAACTCAGGAAACTGGTTCAGTGGGGAACTTGATATCTAGGTTATCCAAGGGTCTGACAACAAACCGAGCTCTTGGGGTAGCTGGAAAACCCAAAGCAAACATAGCAAAAGATCTAATAGGAACTCAGGAAACTGGTTCAGTTGGAAATCTCAGCCCCAGAATATCGAAAGGTCTTATAGGAACTCAGGAAACTGGCTCAGTTGGAACTCTCAACCCCAGAATATCGAAAGGTCTTCTCCATAACACCACTTTCGGTAATGTTGGCACTATTTCTGTTGCACACACCCAAGGCATAACAGGGATATCATCTACTGCAGAATTGGGCATTGAGATACCAACCAACCCAATAAATGGCAACTCAGTAACTGGAAATGCTGGAAATGTAGCCTATAAAAGTGGTCTCAATGCCTACGGAGTTGGGGCAGTATCTGGTATAGGAAAAATGATACCCATCATTAGTTCCCCTGCATTAGGAAATTCTGCAGCGAGTTATTTGAATGATATAAATAGTATAATGCTTACAATACCTCTCCACCAAACCACAACAATGGTTGGTGGTATTGGGGAAATAGATAAGTTGCAAGAACCTATATTGACAATACCTTTTGGAAAAATCCAATTCCCAATAGTGAAAATTCGTGAGGTTGAAATACCAAACCGACTCCCTAGGGAAGTGGATTTTGTTGAGGTGTATGGCAATGTTGTTGATATTGGCATAAAGGCAACTAGGGAAGTTGAAATTGCTCCCCTTGAGAAACGTACAATAAACTTCGATTCAGTGACCAAAACTGAATCGAAGTTTATAGAAAAACATAACAATGTTATTAAAGTGGTTGAAAAAGTTTCTAAAATGGTGATGGTGGTTACTCTTGATGTTGATAAGTCAATATTTGAACAATCATCTAAAAATGAAGCATTATTCGCTGAATGTAAAATTATAAAAGGTATATTTGTATGACAGATTTTGTAGCAGGGGATACAGGTAGCACAATCCAAACTACTTGCGTAGATTCCATAGGATTTGAACCAATAAAATTGACAGATTATTCAGTTGCTTTGCAGTGGAGGGATGCTACCAATACTATTCGTAGCAAAAATATGACCATAGTTGATGCAGGGAATGGTATCGTCGAATACACGTTCGTATCGAATGAGTTAGTTGCCCCAAGCATGATATTTGATGTTGTGTTGACTAGCAATACAACAAGCCAACGCATCACATGCAAAGATATGGTAAAAATTGTCGTAAGGGATAGAGTGTAATGGCAATATCATCAAAAGAACAACTAAAACAATATTGCCTTCGTGCTCTTGGGGCTCCTGTCCTAGAAATCAATGTTGATGATGACCAACTCGAAGATAGAATTGATGATGCCTTAGAATATTGGAGGCAGTATCATTCTGATGGTGTTGAACAAATCTACATGAAGCAACTAATCACAGCATCAAGACTTAATTTGACTACATCAACTGCTAGCACTTTTACCCTAACAGAAACTGTAACTGGATTAACTTCTGGCGCCACTGCTATTACTACTAGCGAAGGCACTTCTGTTTCATCAGGATCAACTCTTTTAGTATATAAGATAGTTGGCACGTTTATTGCTGGCGAAACTATCACAACTCCAACTCGTTCAGCAGTTCTTGGTACAATTCCAGCAGTAAAGGGTGTGTATGATAATCAATTTATCAATGTGCCCGATCTAGTCTATGGCATTACTAACATCCTTCCCATTGGCAACACCTACCAGAACTCTCAAAACCTATTCAACAATATCCAATATCAACTGAGGCTGAACAGTTTTGCTGACCTTTCTTCTATATCGATGGTCTACTACACCACTGCCATGAGCTATCTGGATATGGTGAACTTCGAGCTGAACCGAATCCCAACCATCAGGTTCAATCGATATCAAGGCAAGCTGTTCCTTGACATCGACTGGGATACTGAGATCTTCGTTGGTCAGTATGTTGTTGCTCAATGCTATCGTGCTCTTGATCCTGTTGAGTACAACAAGGTATGGTCAGAGGCATGGCTGAAGCACTACACCACTGGGTTGTTCAAGAAGCAATGGGGGATTAATTTGAAGAAGTTCGGGGGTATGCTGCTTCCTGGCGGAGTCACGATCGATGGTCAGGGCATGTATGATGAGGCGGTCGGAGAGATCAAAGACCTTGAAGATGAGCTGATGAACAAGTCTGCACCATTGTCTTGGTTTTGCGGATGAGGAATCCATATTTTACTCAGGGCATAACCAACGAACAGAATCTGATGGAAGACATCATCGTTGAATCGATGAAGATCTATGGCCAGGACCTGTTCTACATCCCACGAACTCTGATCTCGAAGGATGAGATCCTAGGCGAAGATCGCTTGTCCGAGTTCACGAGCAGCTATCCTATCGAAATGTATTTCGAGAACATCGACAACTTCGAGGGTCAGGGAGCGATGCTCCAGAAGTTTGGATTGATGATGGAACAGTCTGCCACCTTGGTCGTTGCAAGGCGACGATGGGAGCAGCTCATTGGCAGGACAGGAACCACCATCCTGCCCAACAGACCATGCGAAGGAGACCTGATCTACTACCCAATGACCAAGGGGCTGTTTGAGATCAAGTTCGTCAAGCATCAAGACCCATTCTATCAGCTTGGGAAGCTCTACGTCTACAAGCTACAGGTTGAACTGTTCCAGTATGCGTCTGAGAGATTGGATACAGGCATTGCGGACATCGACATCTTCGAGACCTTGAAGACCTTCGATACCACCTTGCAGGCGGACATTGACTTGCCAGATTCCTATGGCGACAACAACAAGTTCAAGGAAGATGCAGCGGATATCCTGTTTGACACCAACAACCCATTCGGGGACATAATCACCTCAACACCCTACACTACAGGTGCCTAATTAATGTTAAATAATCAGGTATTCTACAGCGGAACGATAAGAAAGACGATCGTGGCATTCGGTAGCCTGTTCTCGAACATCTACATCGATCGCAAGCAAGGCAACTCTGTATCAGGACCGACGATTCAGAGACTTCAGATTCCTCTTGCGTATTCAGGAAAGGAGAAGTGGATTCAACGTCTCGATGGTGATCCTAATCTTGAGAACAACACTTACACGACTCTACCAAGGATGGCATTCGAGATCACAGGATACACCTACGATGCCTCTAGGAAGATCAACAAGATGCAGAGGATCACCAGCTGCACAGAGTCTGCCTCTGCGATAACTCTACAAAGTCCTGTGCCATACAACATCGATATCACTCTGTACATCTTGACCAAGACTCAGGAAGATGGTCTTCAGATCATTGAGCAGATTCTACCAACATTCCAGCCTGAGTACACCCTATCCATAAACCTTATCCCAGAGATGGGTATTGTTCAGGACATCCCTATCATCCTCAACAACATCTCTGTTCAAGACGAGTACGATGGTGATTTCCAGACTAGAAGATTCGTCACCCATACGCTATCGTTCACATTGAAGGTGAACTTGTTTGGAGGAATAACATCTAAGAAGACCATCACAAATGTTGGTGGAACTATGGTGGATGGTGATATATCAACAGGTGGAATAAATATAAAGAAAAAAGATTCCGACGAAACATATGCTGTCTATACGGCAGTGGGTGATCCAATCACAGAGACTGTTGTCTTTGAGGATTGGGTAGAAGAACTCTAGGCTATTCAGGCTCAGGTCAGAGACCTGAGGGAAGTCAGCCTTATATTGACTTTCTTATTAAGCCCTTTTAAGTAAGCCCTTAATCTACTTAACCCTACCACAGATATAGTATACTACAATTTCACGTAAAAGTAAAGCTTTTGGAGAAAACCATGCTAACATTTTCAGAATATCTAACAGAACTATCAAAAAGGACTCTAAACACCTACCTCGACAAGAGTGCTGAGCAAAGGAAATCGCTCTCAGCGGCAGGGGATACGGAGAAGGTCAAGAAAAGATTGACTGGTGCCAATGTTGCTGTGAACAAGTTGCAAGCAAAGATGGATAAGCAACGTCAAGGAATGTAATGGGATTATTCTACAATGCTAACATCAATCTCAAATCCTCCAATGTTCCCCTAGAGTTCACGAAGGATCAGGTTGCTGAGTACATCCTATGCAAGAACGATCCGATATACTTCATCGAGAAGTACTGCAAGATCATCTCGTTGGATTTGGGTCTCATCAACTTCAATTTGTACGGATACCAAAAGAGATTCATCGAGACTATCCATACGGAAAACAGGATCATCTCAATCCAGCCAAGGCAGCAAGGCAAGACTCAGGTCGCTGCAGCATACGTCTTGCACTACTCGATATTCAATGAGAACAAGACCGTTGCTATCCTTGCCAACAAGGCTACAGCAGCACGAGAAATCTTGTCCAGATATCAGTTGATGTATGAGTACCTGCCTGCATTCTTGCAACAAGGCATCAAGACTTGGAACAAGGGTGACGTCGAACTGGAGAATGGATCCAAGGTCTTCACCTCTGCCACCTCTGCGTCTGGTATTCGCGGAAAGTCGGTCAACTTCCTGTATGTGGATGAGGCAGCAATCATCCCTAACAATGTTGCCGAGGACTTCTTCACATCAACATATCCTACCATATCCTCAGGTAAGACCACGAAGGTGTTGATCACATCTACTCCTCTTGGATACAACCACTTCTACAAGTTCTGGAATGAGGCTGAGACGGGGGTCAATGGATTCGCTCCCTTTCGAGTGAACTACTGGGAACATCCTAACAGGGATGAGAAGTGGGCAGAGGAACAGAAGCAACTGCTTGGGGAGCTCAAATTCACTCAAGAGGTGTTGTGCTCATTCTTGGGTTCATCATCAACCCTGATCAATGCAGATGCTCTTTCAAGACTTTCTGCCACGCCATACATCTACTCGAAGGATAGCTTCGATGTCTATGAGAGACCTATGGTTGGAAGGGTCTATGCGATGATCGTTGATGTTGCAAAGGGTGTTGGAGGTGATTACTCCGCATTCACCTTGGTTGATATCACGGCAACCCCATACAGGGTCGTTGCCAAGTACAAGAACAACACGGTCACCCCGATGCTGTTCCCGAACATCCTGTACAAGGTTGGGATGGAATACAACGAGGCAAACATCCTCATCGAGGGAAACGTAGGGGAGCAAGTTGGATACATACTCAGCAATGAACTGGAGTATGAGAACATCCTGTACATCAACAGAGGTCCGCAGGGCCAAACCATCACAGGTGGATTTGGGTCTGGCAGGTCGCAAGTTGGTGTCATAACAGACAAGAAAGTGAAGCGAATCGGTTGCTCGTCCCTCAAGATGTTGATTGAGGAACAGAAGCTGCTGATACCAGATGCGGATATCATATCTGAGCTATCTACCTTCATCGAAACGAAAGGATCGTTTGCTGCTGATAGCGGATACCATGACGATTTGGTCATGACCTTGGTGTTGTTTGGGTGGTTGGTCACTCAACCCTATTTCAAAGAACTGAACAACGTAGATCTTAGACACATGATCTACCAAAATCAGATCAGGCAGATAGAGGATGAGCTAACACCGTTTGGGTTCTACAATGATGGAAGTGATCCTGAGATTCTATATAATTTTTAGAAATATCTAGAAGTATAAATACTCCTAGGTTATTAACAAACACAACGGAGAGAAAAAATGCCTATACAACTAAGTCCTGGCGTTGCGGTAGTAGAAAAAGATTTCACCAACATAGTTCCAACAATAGCATCATCTGCTGCTGGTTTTGCTGGTTCATACACTTGGGGTCCTGTTTCAGAACCAACTACTGTTACATCAGAAAACAATCTAGTATCCTTGTTCGGTAAACCAAATCAAGAAACTGCCCAGTCATTTTTGACCGCTGCAAACTTCTTGTCGTATTCAAGCAACTTGTTGAATGTGCGTGTATCCACAACAGGCCAAAAGAACGCTGTATCAAACAGCACAGCAGTAACAATCAACAACTCGACTGATTTCGTGACTTCTTTTGAGTCTGCCTTAAACACTCAGAACTTCGCTGCGAAATATCCTGGCGAGTTAGGCAACAGCCTTGGTATCGAGATCGTTGATGCTGCTACATACCTGAACGGCACTATTACAGGAACAGTAACCACAGAACTCCTTAGCCCAACTGTAACTGGCGTACTCACCACATTCCTAAATGATTTGCATGTTGGTGATGTAGTCAAAGATTCAACTGGCGCTGTTGTAGGAACTGTTGCAAGCATCACTGATAACTTGGTGGCTACTCTAGCGAATAGCGCATTGGTTGCTATCAATGAGGACGTCTTGAAGATCGACTGGAAACATGGGTATCTGTTCAGTTCTGCTCCTGGCACTTCAGCATTTGCTGCGTCAAAAGGTTCTACCAAAAACGATGAACTTCATATCGTAGTCCTTGACGTCAATGGTGAATGGACTGGAACTCCTGGGGCTATCCTAGAGAAGTTTGCATTCGTATCAAAAGCGATGAATGCTAAAACAGAAAATGGCACCAACAACTTCTACAAAGATGTGTTGAATGGCACTTCTAAGTATGTTTGGTCATTGGCTCCTCCTACTGGTGCAGTTGGTTGGAACTCTAATCTAACAGCCGCATCTACTTTGAGCGACCTGACTGCTGTATATAACAAGAGCTTCACTTTAGGTGATGATGATTTCCTTGTAACAGATGCAAACAAAATAGCAGCGTATGATCTACTGAGCAATGCTGATATCTATCAAATCGCTTATGTTATCGCTGGTAAAGCATCTACAACAGTTGCAAACTACCTGATCGGTTTTGCTGAAACTCGTAAAGATGTGATCGCATTCATCTCACCTGAAGATGATGGCGATGTGATCATCGGTTCTGGTTCTGCTGCAACAACTGCAATCAACGCATACAGAAATGCCTTGCCATCAAGTTCATTTGCTGTGCTAGATTCTGGTTACAAATATCAATACGACAGATACAACGACAAATACCTCTATGTTCCTTTGAACGGTGATGTTGCTGGTCTATGTGCTAGAACTGATGCTACCAACGATCCTTGGTTCAGTCCTGGTGGCTTGAATCGTGGTCAGATCAAAAATGCTGTGAAGTTAGCAGTCAACCTAACTCAGGCTGATCGTGATGCTCTATACACAAATGGCGTGAACCCAGTGGTATCATTTCCTGGACAAGGCGTGGTATTGTATGGCGACAAAACATTGCTTGCTAAACCAGGAGCGTTTGATCGTATCGGTGTTCGTAGATTGTTCATCATCCTTGAGAAATCAGTGGCTCTTGCTGCTAAGTTTCAACTGTTTGAGTTCAACGATTCATTCACACAAGCTCAGTTCAAGAATATCATCGAACCGTTCTTGAGAGACATTCAAGGCAGACGTGGAATCAACGACTTCCAAGTCGTTTGTGATAGCACCAACAACACTGATCAAGTGGTTTCCTCAAACAACTTTGTTGCTGATATCTACATCAAGCCAAACTACTCAATCAACTACATTACGTTGAACTTCATTGCTGGTCGTCAATCAGTAAGTTTCTCAACTCTTGGCGCATAAGGAGAATATAAATGGCAAATATCAATGATTTCAAAACACAACTAAGTTCGGGTGGTGCGAGAGCAAACCAGTTTGAAGTTACAATAAGATTTCCTACCCTAGTTGGTGCTGCTGGCGTTAGTCAGCAACTGAAGTTTCTGTGTAAGTCAGCTTCTTTACCTGCATCATCAATACAAAATATCGCAGTTCCTTTTCGTGGCAAGGAAGTGAACTTTGCTGGTGAAAGATCATACGAACCTTGGCAAATCTCTGTTCTAAACGAAACGAACTTTGCTATCAGAAATTCTTTTGAACGGTGGATCGATATCATCAATCCTCCTTCAATGGTAGGTGGCTTAACATCACCAAGTTTGTATCAAGTGCAAATGCAAGTGACTCAACTTGATAGAAATGGCTTCCCATTGATGCATTATACTTTCGTTGACGCATATCCAATCAACATTGGCGATATCGCATTGTCATTCGACAATGGTCAGGCAATCGAAGAGTTCCCAGTGACATTTCAATACAACTACTGGACAGGAACTAATCCTGAGACAGGTGCTGGTTCATTATTGGCTGGCGTTGGTAAAATATCTAATGCAATCAGTGCAGTGGCTGGCTTGCTTTAAATTATGATAGGTGGGGTCTTAGGGTCCCACCGATTATTTCTATATAAATATAAATAATTATTGACTCAGCGGGAAAGATATGAACCCATTAGATATATTTGGTTTCAACATAACAAAAAAGAAATCGAATCAAAAGCAAGTTGCTTCTCCAGTATCACCACCTCAAGATGATGGTGCGACTTTAGTCTCGGCTGCAAACTATTATGGTATTTCTGTCGATCTTGATGGAAGTCTTAAAAATGAAAACGAACTCATACGCAAGTATCGAGAAACTTGCAACTACCCAGATTGTGATTCAGCGGTTGAAGATATCGTCAACGAGGCTATTGTCAGTGATGGCATAAACCCTATTGTTGAGATCAACCTTGAGGATCTAAAGATTTCCGAATCCATCAAGACGAAAGTCACTGATGAGTTCAACACAGTGCTAAAGCTGTTGAAGTTCTCCGACAAGGGTCATGACATGTTCAGATCATGGTACATTGACGGAAGAATATATTACAACATCCTAATCGATGAAGCTACAAAGAAAACAGGCATATCTGAACTGCGGTACATTGAGCCTCAGAAAATCAGAAAGATAAAGTCGTTGAAGAAATCCAAATCACCGACTGGTGTTGAGATCAACGTTGATGCGGATGAATACTTCCTGTTCAACGATAAGGGGTTGACCGCTGGAACCACCCAAGGTGTCAAATTGAGCGTCGACTCAGTTGCGTACTGCAACTCTGGGAAGATCGACCAAAACACTGGGATGGTGATGAGCTATCTGCACAAGGCAATCAAACCAACCAATCAACTGAAAATGATTGAGGATGCCTTGGTCATCTACCGAGTATCGAGAGCACCTGAGCGTAGGATATTCTACATCGATGTTGGTAATCTCCCAAAGGTGAAGGCTGAGCAGTATGTTCAGGATATCATGAACAAGTTCCGGAACAAGCTGGTCTATGATGCCAACACTGGTGAGATCAAGGATGACAAGAAGCACCTATCCATGATGGAAGATTTCTGGATGCCAAGAAGAGAAGGCGGCAAGGGAACTGAGATCACCACGTTGGATGGTGCCCAGAACTTGGGTCAGATAGAGGACATCAACTATTTCCAGAACAAGCTGTTCCAATCGTTGAACGTGCCATTGTCAAGACTGAGACCAGATACAGGATTCTCTATTGGTCAGTCATCTACCATAACAAGGGATGAGGTCAAGTTCTCGAAGTTCATCGGAAGATTGAGGAACAAGTTCTCAGGTCTATTCTCGGATATTCTTAGGATTCAACTGATAGCGAAAGGAATCATTCGCGAGGATGAATGGGAAGAGATGCTTGAGTGTATCAAGTACACCTTCCAGAAGGACAACCATTATGCGGAGCTCAAGAATGCTGAGATCACGCAGAACCGCATAGCCACTCTGAACTCAATAGACATGTTCGTTGGAAAATATTACAGCATCAATTGGGTTCGCAAGAATGTGTTGATGCAAACCGATGAAGAAATCAAGGAAATAGATACTCAAATCAAGGCAGAGCCAGCACCTGTCGACCCAAACCAACAATAATAGGAAATACAAATGACAGATTTTACCCTAAACCTAGTCGATGCAATCATTTCAGGTAGAGCTACTGATATCGAATCTGCATTCCAAGCTGCCATCACTGACAAAATTTCTGTTAGAATGGAATCGAAGAAAGGCGAAGTTGCCCATAACATGTTCGCTAAAGAAAGTGTTGAAGAGTTCACTCTGGAAGATTACTCAGTTGAAGAAATTGAAGACTTTATGCTGTCTGAAGAGTTCCAACAGTTGGATGAGTTATCCAAGAAAACTCTAGGATCCTATGTCAAATATGCAGCTGATGATAGATCAGCTAAGTCTCTAGCTGGCGGATTATCTGCTTCTGACCCAAAAGGTTCAGCTGAATCTGATAAAAATCTAAAGCAAGCAAACAAACGCAAAGCAGGTATCCGCACTGCTCTGAAAAAACTGACCAAAGAAGACTTTGAGCAACTTGATGAGTTATCCAAGAAAACTCTAGGTTCTTATGTTAAGAAAGCCACTACAAATGCTATTGTTAGCGGTGAAGCTCTAGGTAAAGGCGAGAAATGGTCAAAGTCGGGTCAAATTGCTTCTAAGCGTGAAAAAGGTATCGGCAAAGCAGTAGACAAACTGACCAAAGAAGAGTTCACTCTTGAAGATTACTCAATCAAAGAAATCAAGGACTTTATGGTATCAGAAGAGTTCCAACAGTTGGATGAGTTGTCAAAAGATACGCTCAAATCCTACGTCAAAAAGTCAGTGGTAGACCTTCCTAGCAGGGGATACAACGCAGCAAACTCCATGAACAAAAGCGACATAGAAAATGTAGAATATCAAATGCGAAAGGTATCCAACAGAAAGAAAGGTATCGGCAAAGCAGTAGACAAACTGACCAAATGAAATCGATAGAAGATTCTATCCTGGAACATTATCAACTCGATTCTGTTCCATCTATTCTTGTAGAGCAGTATTCTGCTCTCATTGAATCCGATAGATTCAGCGTTGATCCTGTGGTTATTGACCTTAGACCTAACCCTTCTTCGCTACACAACAAGATAAACTACATACTGGAAGACGAATCTATCGTTTCAATCAGCACGCAAACGAGAGATAAGTTGCAAGATTTGTTTTCTTATAAATACTCTGTAATAGAGTACATGAATGAGTCGAAGGATAACTTCTTCAACATCATTCAACTAATAATTTAAGAGGTTATATGGCAATCGCAAAAACCGTATTCAAAAAGACTTACACTGAAGCAATAGTCAAGGTTGCTGGTCCTTCTGGAAACGCAACGATAAATCTTGCAACGGATCTTCTGGCGACAAATGAGGCTCTTGTGCCTGCTGGAACGCCCACGGTAAACATTGCAGGCGTTACGTGGACAGGAACGGCAGATGGTGTTATCACTATCAGCAGAAACGGCATAACAGTCATGACTCTGAATGCAGCTGCATCAGGGTTCCTAGATTTTGGCGGTCAGATGTTTCAACCAGACAAAACAGAAAACACCAGCAACATCCTAGTCACAATCGCAGGCACTCAAGCAGAGTGTTGGATTCGTCTACGAAAAACAGCTGGATACAAAAACACCGACTACTTGACCGCTGCTAGTTCATAGGGATTGAAATGAAGCTAATAACAGAACAAATAATGGATGTTGAATACATCACTGAAGCAACGGATGGCAAAAAAGCCCACTATATAAGTGGAGTATTTATGCAAGCAGAGAAGCCAAACCGCAACGGTAGAATCTATCCTAAAGGGGTTCTTGAGGCAGAGCTGAACAAGTATCAAACTGCCATCAATGAAAAGAGAGCACTTGGTGAGTTGGGTCATCCTGAGTCACCATCCTTGAATCTCGACAAAGTATCTCATCTGATCACTGACTTGAGATTCGAAGGGAACGACATCGTAGGCAAGGCTAAGATCCTTGATACTCCTATGGGTAACATTGCAAGGAACTTTCTAGAGGAAGGCGTGAAACTTGGTGTATCATCAAGAGGCATGGGTTCTGTTCTTCAAAGAGGATCAGTGAACGAAGTCCAAAAAGACTTCAGACTTTCAACAGTCGACATCGTTCATGAGCCATCTGGCATTGATTGCTGGGTGAACGGTATCATGGAAGGTGCAGAGTGGATTTTCAATGCCACTTCAAACTCTTGGGTGTTGGCAGAACAGATTCAACAAGAACTACGCAATAAGAACATGAAGGAAATAACCGAATCACAACTTGGATATTTCAGGCATTTTTTGACCAATATCAAATAGATATAAATAGATATATACAATAACCTAATAGGAGACAGTTAAATGTCAATAGAACAAAAAATCGCAGCACTTCTAGAAGAATCTGAAAAGCTGAAACTGATGGAAGAATCTGAAGAAGAATTAGATGAAGAAGAACTAGATGAAACAAGTTTTCAACACGCTCGAGCTCAACAAAATAGACATGACATAAAAAATAAAAAAATTAGGGATGGCGATGCTCAAGGCAATAAAGCAGCAGGTACAAAGATAAAGTTAGTCCATGTTGCTCGTTCTTATGCACAAAAAAATGAAGACTTCACTCTGGAAGATTACTCGGTTGAAGAAATCGAAGACTTTATGATGTCTGAAGACTTTGAGCAACTTGATGAGTTATCCAAGAAAACTCTAGGTTCTTATATGAAGAAAGCTAGTAGTGATAGAGATGATTATAAAAGAAGTGCAGCGAAGCATAAAGCTGCTAAAAAAGTTCTAGCCAAAGAAGACGTTGATGTCCAAGAAGACGTTGATGCCTTGTTATTCGGGGAAGATTTATCAGAAGATTTTAAAGTAAAAGCTGCTACGATTTTTGAAGCGGCAGTTATGGCAAGAGTAAATGCAGAAGTTGCTGCTCTTGAAGAAGCATTCGAAACAAGTTTAGCTGAACAGGCTGAAATTGATAAAGAAGAAATTATTGAGAAAGTTGATGGGTACCTTGGCTATATTGCTGAGCAGTGGATGAGTGATAATGAGATTGCGATTGAAAATGGTTTGAAATCCGACATTCTTGAAGGATTTGTAGAAGGTCTTAAGACTTTGTTCCAAGAACATTATATTGAAGTTCCAGAAGAAAGATTTGATATTGTGGGTGATCTACAAGAGCAAGTTGAACATCTAGAATCAAGACTTGATGAGTCTGTAGCACAAAACATCTCAATGACTAAAGACCTTAATGAAATGGCTCGCGAATCAGTAACATCTGATTTCTGTTCAGGAATGACTGATACAGAAGTTGAGAAGTTTACTGCCCTTGCTGAAGAGTTAAACTATGGCGATGCTGATACCTATGCATCTAAACTACAAGTTATCAAAGAGAATTATTTTGGTAAGAAACCATCAACCAAAGTGAACTCAGTAGTAACTGACTCACCTGTGCAACAACTTAACGAAGAAACCAAACATATTGATAGCAATGTTGCTAGATATATGGAAACTTTTAACAGAATCAAATAAGGAAATACAAATGTCAACTCGTCCCGATTTAGTAGCAAAATGGGCTCCAATCTTAGAACATGCAGCATTACCAACTATTGCTGATCATTACCGTAAAGAAATCACTGCGGTACTTTTAGAAAACCAAGAAGTTGCAATGAGAGAATCATCTGCATCTACTAACTTGTTTGAAGCTAGCCCAACAAACGGTGTTGGTTCTGGTCAAATCGGTACAATCGGTGGTGGTACTACTGGTGGTGTTGCTGGTTATGACCCAGTTCTTATCTCATTAGTTCGTAGAGCTATTCCACAAATGATCGCGTTTGATATCTGCGGTGTTCAGCCAATGACTCAACCAACTGGCTTGATCTTCGCTATGAAGAGCCGTTACGGCACTCAAAATGGTGCTGAAGCAGGCTTCAACGAAGCTAACACTGCTTACTCTGGTTCAACCAGCTTGTTTGATGGTACTGCTACTGTTGGTGTTGCTGCTGGTCCTCAATCTACTGTTGCTGATACCTTAGGAACTACTGGTTCTACAGGTCAAGGTAACTTAACTGCTGTTGCTGAAGGAAATGACGCTTGGGCGCAAATGGCGTTCTCAATCGAAAAAACTTCGGTTGTTGCTCAAACTCGTGCATTGAAAGCAGAATACTCTGACGAACTTGCGCAAGATTTGAAAGCTGTTCATGGCTTAGATGCTGCTGCTGAGTTGAGTTCAATCTTATCTCAAGAAATCACTGCTGAAATCAACCGTGAAGTTATCCGTCGCGTGTATATGTCAGCTGAAGTTGGTGCTGTTACTGGTACTGCTACTGCTGGTACTTTTGACCTTGACGTTGATTCTAACGGTCGCTGGTCAGTTGAAAAATTCAAAGGCTTGATGTTCCAAATCGAACGTGAAGCTAATGCTATTGGTCAACGTACTAGACGTGGTCGTGGTAACTTCATCATCACTTCTGCTGATGTTGCTTCTGCTCTAGCAATGGCTGGTGTTTTAGATTATTCTTCAGGCTTGTCAAACAACTTGACTGTTGATGATACTTCTACTACATTCGCTGGCGTATTGAACGGCAAATACAAAGTGTATGTTGATCCTTATGCAATGAACAGTTCTGCTAGTCAGTACTTCGTTGTTGGTTATAAAGGAACTTCAGCGTTTGATGCTGGTATATTCTACTGCCCTTATGTGCCTTTACAAATGGTTCGTGCTCAAGATCCTAACACGTTCCAACCAAAAATCGGTTTCAAGACTCGCTACGGAATGGTAAGCAATCCGTTCGCAGCGTACTCTACTGCTAACATCGATGCAAATGGCATGTACTTAAATGCCAACACATATTACCGTAAATGCAGCGTGGTTAATTTAATGTAATATTCAACGACTTCGGTCAATGATATGAAAGGAGTCTTCGGACTCCTTTTTTTTGGCTGAAATTTCTTGAGGTATAAATAGAGGTAAGCAATAAAAATGCCAATCACGAGTTTACGAGACTCTATTGGCTCTAACACTACAACGGAGTATCAGCGTGAATATTTATACCTCAGAAAAAGCTCTTCCCTACGTCTACCGATTGGATAATCCAACAACTGGGGAAATCTACATTGGGTTCCGCAAGGCAAACATACTCCCATCTCATCTCGACCTTCCTGGATACAGAACTTCCTCAAAAACAGTCAAGCCAAGATTCGCAGAATTCAACAGAACTATTGTTGCCGAGTTCTTTCGACCAGAAGATGCTTATGATCACGAACAACTATCTATCTTCGAGGAATGGGGAAATCCATTGCTGTTGAATAAGCAACATGGTTATGGAAAAATGACTTGGAAACAAGGAAAACGGTCAGATGAAAATAATGATATAGTTTCAGAAAAAATGAAAGGTAAGTTCACTTTCTACTATCCTGATGGAGTTACCAAATACGGATACATTTCTACCTCCGATCCAGCCATACAAGATCTTGGATTGATTGTTCCATATACAGAAAATAAACAGAAACAAAATGTAGCCAGAGCAAAATTAGCTGGCGAGGCAAATACTGGAACTCATTTCTATAACAATGGAACTGAGATGAAGAAGTTCAAACAGGATCCTGGCGGTGAGTGGAAAATTGGGCAACTTCCTAGAGATAGGTCAGCGCAAACTGCTGCATCTACAAAGCAAAGGAAAGATACTGTTATATACAACGATGGGATTACAAATTTCTATGTTCCAAAAGGAGACGAGCCAAATCCATCTTGGAAAAAGGGTATGAAACCAAGAGCCAGCAAATCCCTTATAAATATAGGATACCAACCCAAGGATATCCTATGACCGATACTTGCCTCCAGCCAACCAATCTAAACCCTCTATCTCCTAATGGATTCCAGTTCTCAATCCAGAAGTTGCCAGAGCTAACATTCTTCGCTCAACAAGTCAGCATCCCAGGAATCAGTCTACCCAACGCTGTATATGACACTCCGTTCGTTCAGATCAAAGTCCCAGGAACTCTGCTAACATACGAAACCCTCAATGTAGAGTTCATCGTCGACGAAAACATGTCAAACTATCTTGCCATTGCAGACTGGATGCTTGCGTTAGGATTCCCAGAGAACTATCAGCAGTACATCAGCTGGCAGAGTAAGGACAAAACTCCATTCCTATCTGAGCTTGCCAAGAACAGTTCAGATGCCACTCTCGAGATTCTTGGATCTAACAACAAACCTATTCAAACAGTGACTTTCGTTGATCTGATACCTACATCGTTGGGTGCCATTTCCTTCATAACCACCTCCAATGATGTGCAATATATAACTTGCTCGGTTTCCTTCGAGTACTCTTACTATAAATTTCAATAACAAGCGAGAATATATGGCAACGATAGATGAGATAACTGCCCTCTGGGAAATTGATTCAGACATAGATCAGAATCATCTAGATGGTGAGTCGGTGAAGACTGCAAAACTCCACTCCAAATACATTTCGTTGCTCATGAACACCAAGTTGCGGCTCAGCAAATCCAAAGTGGACTACAACACTCTTCGCAAGAACAAGTTCCGATACTATCGGGGTGAGCTATCCAGACAGGAGTTGACCGATCTCGGATGGCAACAGTGGCAGTTCACCAAGCCTCTCAAGAATGAGATGGATGAGTTCCTGAAAGGTGATGAGCACATCACCGCAATGGATTTGAAGATGGAGTATCTCCTTGCCACTATATACTTGCTTGAGTCGATCCTGAAATCTATCTCAGATCGCACGTGGAGTATCAAAAACTGTATCCAGTACAAAACATTCTTGGCAGG